AGCTCGACGGGCTGCGAGCCGGCCTCGTGGCGCTGGACGCGTGCGCGTCGCCGGCAGTGTGGCGTGCTGCGGAGAGCGTCGGCGAGCGCGGCTGGTTCATGGCTGGCGCGGTGCAGCACTTCGCGTTGTGCGGCCTCCTCGGTGTGCGGCCGACCTACGCGGGCCCGTCCGCCGTGACCGCGGCGGTGGCGCTGGCGCACGCATGGGGCGCATCGCCGATCGTGCTCGTGGGCTGCGACCTCGCGTTCGCGAGCGACGGGCAGGGCTACGCGAAGGAGAGCGCCTGGGGCGACGTGCGCGGCGAGCAGCTGCCGCACGGCCTGGTGCAGATCGGCGGCCTCGGCCACATGCGCAGCGTCGTCGCGGCGAGCGGGCAGCACGCGCCGCCGGAGGTGCAGACGACAGAGCGCTTCCCGGCGTGGGGCGGCGACGGCGAGGTGACGTCGCTGCTGACGTGGGGTGACCAGGTGCGGTGGCTGCAGACGTTCGCGGAGAGGCGGCGCGGCTGGTTCGTGAATGCGACGGGTGCAGGCGCACGCGTGAGCGGCTGGGACGAGTGGCCCGTCGCCGACGTGCTTGAGCATCGACGCGACACGTGGATGGAGCGGAGCGAGTCACACTGGTCCACCTGGCTGCCGCGCGTCGACACGGCGCCTGCCATCGCGGCGCTGCTGCGCGACGCGGAGCACGCGATCGCGGTGGGTGGCGGCGAGGCTGCGCCGCACCTCGGCTGCGGCGTGATCGGGGCGATGAGCGCGCCGGAGATTCTGGCGGCGCGCGACGCGGCGCGAGGCGACGCGGCGAAGTCGATTCGCGGAACGTGGGACGCGTACTGGCAGAGTGGAGAGTGGGTGCGGACGACACTCCTCGCGCCAGCCGATCTGAGCGACTACGACGAGGATCCCACGCTGCTCTGACGGGAGCGAGCGCGGTGTAGCGGGAGGCATGAACAAGCCTCTCGGTCACAAGGCGTACGGCTCGATTCCGCACATGCCCGGCAGCAAGCGCGGACCTGGCGATCACGGCATCGAAGAGAAGCAGGCGTCGCTCATCACCGGCAAGCGGCCGAAGAACATCCGCGCGATCGTGCAGGAGAAGTGGGATGGCTGCTGCATGTCGGTCGCGAAGATCGACGGCCGCATCGTCTCGCTCGGCCGCGCCGGGCATCTCGCGCAGTCGGCGCCATACGAGCACATGCAGCGATTCGCCACGTGGGTGCGCGAGCGAGAGTACCGCTTCGACCGCCTGCTGCTCGAAGGCGAGCGCGTCGTGGGCGAGTGGATGCTCATGGCGCACGGGCTCGTCTACGAGGTGCGCGATCCCGACGCGCTGTTTCTGGCGTTCGATATCATGCGTGGCCACGAGCGCGAGACGGCGGATGTCGTGAGTCGTCGCTGCGAGGCGGCGCGGGTCGACTCGGTGCCATACGTCATGCACTGGCACCACCCCGAAGGCGGCATCTGCTCGCCGGAGGAGGCTGTGCGAGGGCAGCGCCGTGACATCGCGCCCGCTGACGGCGCGGAGCCCGAGGGCGTCGTCTATCGCGTGGAGAAGCTGGAGGGCGACCGATGGCGCCACCTCTTCTGCACGAAGTGGGTTCGCGGCGATTTCGAGCCGGGCATCTATCTGCCGGAGGATGGCAGTGTGCCGACGTGGAACCGGTGCTCGTGGCTTGAGCAACGCGCAGCCTAGCGCGGTGTACGCGGGTGCATGAGTGACGATCGCCCGCGCCCCCGCTACATCGACGCAACCTGCCCGCGCTGCGGTGCGCATCTCGCGCCAGAGCACGCCAGCGATCCGGGCTGCCACCGCTGGGTCTGCTCCGAGCTTTGCTCCGAGACGATCCACGTCGACTCGTGGATGTGGCCGCGGTCGTACGTGCGCCGAGAAGTGAAGGCTGAGGCGTACGAGGAGGACGGGCTCATCATCGAGGAGCACGGCGATGAGTGCGACTGAGCGCTGGGTTAGCGTCTCGTACGTCGCACGCGAGCTTGGCGTGTCAGCGCGCACGGTCGAGCGCTGGTGCGCTCACGGCAAGGTGCCCACTGCGCCGCGCGTCGATGGCAGTCCGTGGCGGATTCAGGCCGAGTGGGTGCGCGAGCACAAACGAAAAGAAGCTGAGATTTACGCGGCAATCCGGCCTGTCAGAAGATAGTGCGACAGACTCGACAAGTGCGACATGCCGGAACAACCGGAATGATCCACTGTAAAGTATAGGCTGGGAGTTCTCCGCTCCGCCATCGACCATGCCGCAACTCGCACTCACTGAGCGCGAGCGGCTGATCCTGGAACGCGTGAGACGACTCGCGCAGCCGTCTACGCTCGACATCCCGCCGCTCCTGCCGTTCGTCGCGAAGACGTCGCCGCATCTCATCGCTCCGACGTGGCTCGGCATCATCGCCGAGCACATGGAGCGGATGTCGCGGGAGCCGCTCAAGGTGTGCTTCTCGACTCCGCCGCAGCACGGCAAGTCGACGCTTCTGTTCCACTTCATCGCGTGGCTGCTCAAGTACTTCGAGCGCAAGCCGCTCCTGTACCTGACCTACTCGATCGACTTCGCGATCTCGCAGATGCGCCTAGCGCGTCCCATCGCGAGAGCCGCTGGCGTCGAGTTCTCGTCGGACAGCCGGTCGATGACGGAGTGGATGGTCGCGAACGGCGGCTCACTCTACGCGACCGGCGTTGGCGGCTCAGTCACTGGCCGCCCCGGCGGCGTCGTTCTCATCGACGATCTCATCAAAGACTGGGAAGCGGCGCAGTCTGCGAAGGAACGCGAGAACGCGGACAACTGGCTCAAGACCGTTGTCCTGACGCGCTTGCACCCGACGTCGTCCGTGGCCGTCATCGCGACGCGGTGGCACGAGGACGACCAGATCGGCCGCCTCGTCAAACGCGGCTGGACCGAGATCAAGCTACCAGCGATCGACGCGAACGGCGTTGCGCTGTGGCCCGAAGGTAGGCCGGTCGAGTTCCTCGAAGACCAGCGAGCTCAGATGGGCTCGCATATGTTCTCAGCCCTGTACCAGTGCGATCCGCGACCGCGCGAAGGGCGCGTGTTCCAAGGCGCGCACTACTACGAGCCTGGCTCTGTTTCGTTCACGCGCTACTCGATCGGCGTCGACCTCGCTTACAGCGCGAAGACACACGCCGACTACTCGACGGCCGTGGTACTCGGTCGAGGCAACGACAACCGCACATACGTCGTTGACGTCGTGCGCAGGCAGTGCACCGCGCCGGACTTCGCTGCTGACCTCTCGCGGCTGCAGGAGCGCTACCCTGGCGCACCGCTGCGCTGGTACGCGGCGGGCACCGAGAAGGGCGCCGCGGACTTCCTGATTCGCGACGGCGTGCGTCTCGTCGTGATGCCGCCGCGAGGCGACAAGCTGGCGCGCGCGTCGATGGTGTCGGCTGCGTGGGAGCGCGAGGCGGTGCTCGTGCCGCACGGCGCGCCGTGGCTAGCAGCGTTCATCAACGAAGTGCTGGACTTCACCGGCACCGGCAACGACGCGCACGACGACCAGGTTGACGCGCTCGCCGCTGGCTTCGATGCGCTCGACAGCGGCACGGAGCTCGTGGTGCCGATTCGAGATTTCAACAGGGCGCACCCAATGGGGCCGAGCCCGCGAACCGGCAGCCGCAGGGCGGCCATTTGGTGAGGCCGCATGTCGCGACTCGGCAGGAAGCACAGCAAGAAGGCTGCGCTTGCGAAGCCCGAGTCACGCGCGCTCGCCGCGGTGGCGCCGCCGAGCAACGTTACGCCGCTTCCGATGAGGCCGCCGGTTGGGCGCCAGTCGCCGAAGCCGTCGATCTGGACCTGGGTTCCGTACAACTCGTATACCGAGCTGTCGTTCCCGCAGGTCGTCTCGATCCTCAAGAGCGCCGAGCAGGGTTACACTGAGCAGTGGGCTGACCTCGCGTGCCGCATGCGCGCGAGCGACGACCACCTGTACAGCGTCTGCGAGACTCGCATCAATGCGGTGGCCGGCGCCGATTGGAAGCTGAATCCTGGGCAGGGCGACGAGCGTCTAGCGCAACTCGCGGCAGACGACTGCGAGCGCGTGCTGCGCGCAATCCCGAATCTCAAGCGCTGCTTTCGCGACATCCTCGACGGCGTCTTCGTCGGCTGGTCGGTACTCGAGATCATCTGGGAACCGCGCGGAGACGAGTGGCTCCCCGTCGAACTGGTGTGGCTGCACCCGCGCCGCTTCCGCTTCGCCGAAGACTTCTCGCTCTACCTGTGGGACGACGGTCGTGCGGGCTCCGCTGCAGCCGAGCTCGGAGTACCGACGGTGTCGGCGCGTGGCACGAGCGGCATGGCGCTCACGCCGAACAAGTACGTCATCCACGTCCCGCGTGCGCTGCAGAACTATCCGACCTCGAGCGGCCTGCTGCAGTCGTGCGTGCGCCCTTGGTGGGTGAAGCTCGCGACTACGAAGTACTGGCTCTCTGGTGCAGAGGTCGGCGGCAACCCGCGATACATCGGCACGGTCCCGCAGGCCGCGCCAGACAACGTCTTCCAGAATCTGCAAGAGGGTCTCGAGACGCTAGCCTCCGATGGCGTTGCGGCCTTCCGCGAGGGCGTCACCATCGATGTCCAGGCGCCGCTAGCGCAGGGCGCTGGCAGCGTGTGGGAAGCGCTGACGCAACGCTGTGACGCAGCGTTCAGCAAGGCTGTCCTCGGCTCAACGCTCAACGTCGAGATCGGCGACACCGGTGGTGCGTACGCTGCGGCAGAGTCGCAGGGCGACGTGACGATCACGCCGCGCATCCTCGGCGACGCGAGCGCGATGTGGGAGACGATCGCGCGCGACATCCTTCGCCCGTATCTGTTCTTCAACCGCCATCGCTACGGCGGGGTGGTGCCGCCGATCCCGCGCGGCGAAACGATCCTCTTCGAGACGAAGATCGAAGTTGACGAGCTGCTGGTGAAGACCGGCAGCGTCACGAAGAACGAGCTCCGCCAGTCGCGTGGGCTTGACCCGCTGCCGCAGGGTGGCGACGCGCTTGTCCCCGCGGAGATCGCCGCAAGCCCGTTCGCGCCGAGCACGGAGCCGACTGCCACCGCGCCGCCGCTTACTCCGACGCCCGACGTCGCCGAGGGCCAGCCTGTCGAGAAGGCTGCAGACGCGGCGCTCAACGGCGCACAGGTCGAGTCGCTGCTCGAGATCGTGTCGCGTGTCGCAAGCGGTCAGATCCCGCGTGCGACCGGCATCAGCCTTATCACCGCTGCATTCCCGCTCACGCCTCAGCAGGCAGAGCAGATCATGGGCCCGGTCGGCGCTGGCTTCGTGCCGACGCCAGAGGGCGGCACGCCTCCAGTTGCTGCGACGCAGGAGGCGCCCGCGGCGCTCCCTTTACGGGCAGCGCTGGGACAGGCACCGTGGGAGGTGGCGTTGCGGATAGCGACGTCGACTTCGTCTCGGTTGCCGACGAAGTAGACGACTCTCCCTGGCGCGGCTGCCACGCTGACGTCTGGGCGCTCGCTGACGACGCCGAACGACAGCGCGCAGTGTCGCTGCTAGGCAAGCCTGTCGAGCTCGCAAACGCAGCGCTTGCCCGCGACGTCGAAGTGTGGGCTCGCTGGCAGCAGGAGATCGCGACTCTCGCCGCAGCGAGTGACGACGAGGCCGACTTCGCCAAGCGGCTCGCCTCATGGCAGGAGCGGAACGCGGCTGACGAGGACGTGGCCGCTGGTCTGTATCGCACGACGATGCAGTCAGACATGGCGGGCCAGCTGTTCGTGCGCGTCGTTGAGGCGCCCGAGACGCTGCCGCAGCAACAGCGCGCACTTGATGATGGGCCGCGCCCGTCGTTCCTGAGCCTGCCTTTCGAGGAAGCGATCCGCGCGTTCATGGAACGCGGCGTGATCACGCCGGCCGAGTTCCGCCAACTCAGCGACGACGCTAGGCAGCGCGCCTTCTCCGCCACGTCGCTCGCGTCGCAAGGCGTCATCGAGCGCGCCTATCGCCGACTGCTGGAGTCGCTCCAGAGCGGCGGCACGATGGACGACTTCGCGCGTCAGCTTCGAGAAGACTCGATCTCGCTCGGCGTGACGCCGGCCAATCCGGGCTACGTGGAGCTGATCTACAGGACCAATACGGCGTCGAGCTACGGCGCTGGTCGATACCGGCAGATCCGGTCGCCCGCCGTCATCGCAGCGCGGCCATACGTCGAGTACCGCACGAGCCGAGACGACCGAGTGCGCCAGTCGCATGCGGCACTCGATGGCCTCGTGTTCCGGCAGGACGATCCGGACTGGTCGCGTTACGCGCCGCCGAACGGCTTCAACTGTCGCTGCGTGACTGTCGTCCGCCGCGACCCTGGCAGCAAGCGCGTAGTCCGCGCCAGCGACCTTAGCGTCGTCCCCGACGCTGGCTTTGATGCCCCGCCCTCTGTCGAGCTCACGCCGACCGAGTAACACCAACCACCACAGAAAGACCCTGAATGCTCGCCGCTGGTGCTTACGCCCTGCCGAGTTTGGGTCGGGCGATGGCCCTCCGTGCGCTCGTCGGTCTCACCGGCGAAGGCGCGGATAAGCGGACGGGATGGGTCCACGTTGCCTATTCCGGCACGTGGGAGGGACATAGCGAGGGCGCGTTCACGCTGGACAGGGCAGCTTTCGAGTCCTGCATTCGTGCGTTCGAGGAGCAGTCGAATCCGATCCCGGTCGACTACGAGCACGCCTCGGTCCGCGATGTGGCAAAGGCGCCAGCCGCAGGGTGGGTGCAGAAGCTCGAGCTGCGCGGCGATGATTTGTGGGCGCTAGTCGAGTGGACGAAGACGGCAGCCGAGGAGATTCGCTCCGGCGCCTATCGCTTCTCGTCAGGCGTGTTCGTGTTCGACAAGCCCGACCGCAGGAGCGGCGCGCCAGTCGCCTGCTGCATTCATAGCGTCGCGCTCACGAACACCCCGTTCGTCGATGGGCAGCGACCCATTGCACTGTCACAGCGCCGCGTCGCGCTGTCTTCCGGAGGCAAGATGAAGATTGACCGCGGCGCACTCGAAGAGGCGCTCAAGAACCTTGACGGCAAGGAGTTCAGCGCTGAGCAGCTCAAGGCGCTGATCGAATCGCTCGAGGCGATGGCTCGCGCGCAGGACCCCGATGCTGGCGCCGACGTCGAAGTCGAGGTCGAGGAGCCCGTCGACATGTCTGCGCTCAAGAGCGACGACAAGGCGAAGGACAAGCCGAAGGCCGAGGACGACAAGAAGGCTCTCGCCGACGCGCCGATTCCCCCGCCTGTCGAAGAGGTGCCGGCGGCTGACGCGGTGCCCGCGGATCCCGCGGCTATCGTCGCCGAGCTCGAGTCGATCGCGGCTGCGATGGGCAAGGACGTCGCTGGCGTGCTCGCGTATCTGCGCGAGATGGCGACGGCAGGTGCTAGCGAGTCTGCGGCGGCGAATCCCGCCGCTCTCAAGGCCGAAGTCGCCGCGCTCTCTGCGACGGTGCGCAGCTACGGCGAGCAGCTCTCGACGTACCGCAAGCGCGATGAGGCAGAGGCGAAGGCGAAGCGCGAGGCAGAGCAGCGCGCGTTGTCGGCTGAGGTCGATGAGATGGTCACGCGTGGCGTCATCGTGAAGGCCGACGCGGAGAAGTGGCGCACGCTTGCGCTGTCGCATCCGAAGAACTTCCGCGAACTGTCGTCGACGCTCAAGCCCGTTGTGCCGACTGGCCGCGAGGCGAGCGCGATCGAGGCGCCTTCGCCGCCCGCGTCGAAGCCGAGTGACGGGCCGCCGCTCGACAAGAGCGACCCGCAGATTCGCGCGCTCTTCGATCGCTACCGCACAAACTGGCGCGTGACCGACGAGCAGAAGCTCGAGCGGCTAGTGCGCAATCACATCGCGATGACCACCCAGGTTTCCGCCGGCTGATTCAGTCCGGCACTGACTGAACAGAAGGAGATAGGCAATGGCAGCCCTTACGGCGGATAAGGTCCGTGACGAGCGAGCGATCAACGGCAAGACCGAGGGGATCTTCTCCCTCGCGACGTCGAGCACTGTCTACGTCGGATCGCTAGCGAACTTCAACACTGCGGGCCGCGTTGTTGCGGCGACCGCAGCGGCGTCGCGACGCTTCGCTGGAGTCATCGAAGCGATCGTCAACGAGACGGCTAGCGGCCTCACGGCAGCGACCGGCAACACGGCAGGCACCGTCAAGGTGCGCGTGAGCTGGGGCCACGAGGTCCTGATGGACGTCAAGACCGCGGCTCGCACGTTCGCGAACCTCGGGAAAAACGTCTACGTCTCGACGGACAACGACGTCACCGACTCGACTGGCGCGGGCACCGCGGCAGTGCGCGTAAAGGTTGGCGCACTCACCGAGTTCACCGACCGCACCAACAAAGACGAAGCGTGGGTTGCGCTTCGTGTCTTCGGCGATGCCGACAGCGCGTGATTTCGCTCGCCAGTAACGAGCAGGAGGAGACCTAGCAATGACTGGAATCGCTGGGCAGCTTGCAGGGGCGAGCGCCAATACCGAGTATCTCAACTACGGACAGCAGATCTTCGACCGCCCCTTCGGCGGTCTGTTCTCGCTCTTCACGCAGGTCCTACCCTGCGACGGTCGCGCCCTTGAGCTAGACGCGATCGGACCCTCGAGCGAAGCTGAAGAGATGCTCGGGTCCCGCGTGTGGACCGGCTTCCGCGAGTACGCGAAGCGTGCGGAGGTCAAGCCCTACTCGATCAAGGGCGTGTCGCTCCGACGCGACCGTGTCGAGAAGGACCCGACTGGCGCGATGGCCGCGCGACTGCGCGACTTCCTCGATGGCGCGCGAGACTTCTGGGACAAGCCGGTCACCGATCTTCTGATCTCGAATCCGACCGGGATCGATGGTGTCGCGCTCCTGAGCGCGTCGCACCCCCACGGCCCCGACGGCGCCACCTGGGACAACGTCACGTCGAGCGCGCTCTCGCAGACCGAGCTCAAGGCGGGCTGGGTCGCGATGACGTCGCTCCGTAACGAGCGCGGCGCGCCCATGGGCATCATGCCCACGCACCTCATGGTCGGCCCGAAGTACTACCGTGAGGCACTCGACCTGACCGGGTCGGCGCGTCCGGTGCCGATCTCGACGGCCGGCGCGGTCGACGCGACGTCTGGCGTCCAGTCGGCGGTGCTGCAGGAGAACTGGCTTAAGGGCCAGCTGCAGGTGATCCTCAATCCGCGTCTGGTCGGGACGACGACCGAGGATGCCTGGTTCCTCATGGACCTGTCGAAGTCGGTTCGCCCGATCGTGGCAGGCGAGGCGATCAAGCCCGCGGCGTTCGTCGCAACCGACGCGAACAGCGCCGGCATGCAGAACCTGTCGCAGTATCGCTACTGGGTCGAGGGCTACGCCGCGATCGGCGGCGGCGTCCCGCACGTGATCTACGGCAAGGCCTGATAGCTAGCTACGCAGAGGGGGCTCTGATCTATGGCTAACGAAATCGACTGGAAGTCTATCAAGCACGACGTCGCGCCGCGCAACGAGCGCCGCATGCTCGTCGAGGTTGACGTCGAAACGAGCGGCTCGACGATCTGCGGTCAGCGAGTGCCCAACGGCAAGTCGCGGATCCTGATCTACAAGAGCGAGCTCGCTTCGCTCGAGGCGCGTACTCAGTCCGACGAGGAGCGCGCTGATTGGGCGACCGCAGTCAAGTCGTTCAAGGAGCGACTGGCGATCCGGCTCAATCGCATCGGCGATCCTGAGGCGCGAAGGCTGGCGGAAGAGACGTTCGGCGAGTCGCCGTCGTCGATCTACCACGGGCTCCGCGGCGACGGCTCGCGCGGCCTGCCTCCGGTGCGCTCGTTCCGTGTGCTGCTCGACGACGTGCAGCCGCCCGAGACGCCGGGGAACATCCAGGCGAACCAGATGAGCGAGCTCGCCAAGACGCTCGCCGCGCTGCTCGGCCTGAACCATACGCAGGGCACGCCCGCCAAGGCGCGCTGAGGAGATGCTATGGCGTGGCTGACGACGGGGTACCTCGACAACCTAATCGGCTCGTCGACGCGCTCCGCCGTCGCTCCGTCTACCGCCGTCTTCTCTCAGTTCGAGGGAACCGCGCGCGTCAAGGTGATCGCCGTCCTGCAGCACGCAGGGTACTCGTCACCCGGTACGGCGCTGACGACCGGCCTCGACTCGACGCACTTCCTGCGCATGCTCTGCGCTGCGCAGTGGTGCCGTGAGGCGTTCGGCAATCGCAAGGGCGTGAAGTTCCCGCCCGCGATCACCGATGCATTCGACCTGCTGAACGCGGTCTACGACAAAAAGCTGCCTGTCCCCGGCATGTCGCCTTCGACGGCTGATGGCTACGGCGGCTCGCTCTTCTCAAGCACGAGCGAGACGAGCGGCAGCGGGCGACCGCAGCAGTTCTCTCGCAGCAAACTCTCCGGCTTCTGATGAAGATCGAGGCGACCGGCATCGACGAGACGCAGCGCGCTCTCGAGGAGATGCGTGCGCGTCTCGCGAATCTGACGCCGGTCATGCAGGTCGCGGTCGCCGACACCGTCGCGCTGATTGACGACTCGTTCGATGCGCAAGCGTCGCCGGGCGGCGCGCCGTGGGCGTCGCTCAAGCAGACGACGATCGCGCGGCGACGTAAGGGCGGCGGCAACGCCAGCCCGAAAGCGCTCATTGACACCGGTCGACTGCGGCAGTCCATCACTGGGCAGGCCAGCGCGACCGGCTTCCGATTCGGCACGAACGTCGTTTACGGCGGAGTGCAGCAGCTGGGCAACCCGAGTAACCGCTTCTTCGGCCGAGCTCGCGCGCCTATCCCGGCGCGCCCGTTCCTGCCGGTGGAGCGCGGCGGCTCGCGCTTCCAGCTCATGACGACCGGCAGCGCCGGTACGCACTGGTCGCAGATTCGCGCGATGGTCGCGAGGTACATTCGCACCGGCGAGATCGGCTGAGGGTCGGCGATGGCATACATCCAGGCTGGCCCCGCGATCCGTCGCATCCGCGAAGTGATCGAGGACAGCGCCGGCACGCTGCGCACGGTGCCATCGTCGCGCTTCGGCGGCGAGGTTCCGACCGGCCTCGACGATGAGAGCGTGCTCGCGAAGGCGGCAGACAAGCCGCGTGTCGAGACGGTCATCACGAGCATCAAGCCGAGCGCGGCAACCCCGCCTGTCATCGGCAACGTGCGTCTGTATGAC